CTCACGGTCCTTATTTTCCTTTCTGCGTGTGCGTGCGCATTTTGCGCGCGCGCGCGGTTTTCCTCTGGTCTTAGCTGTACTGCTTTCTCCTTTCTCTGTTTCTTTATTTCTTCCAGCCTTCCTGGATTAACTTCGCTCAGCCACTTGTCGTACGCCCTTGGCGGTTTCTGTGGCTGTCCGTTGATGACCACCTGGTCGTGGTCTTTTAGCTGGTGTCCGTAAGTGATCCACCAGTCTTTTCCGATGTTCCGCGACATGAATGCTCGCGGTTGTGTCACGGGGATTAACTCCCCTGTGTCTTCGTCCGTTCGGACGTATCTCTGTTTGCTTCTTAGCTTCTTGGTCACATAGCTTGCTGTGTACCTTGCTGTTTCGAATGTCAGTGCTCCTATCCTGACTCGTCCGAGTCCCCAGACCTGGTTAAGCTTTGCGCTTTCCCATAGCAGGTATGGTTCTGTTTGTACGATGACGCGGTTGTGTGTGAAGGCGTGTCCGAAGAGGCACGCGTGGTAGTGCGGTCTAAACGTCTTGTCTCCGTACTCGCCGACGGCGTAGTACCTCAATGTCCCTATTTCTTTGCGCAACCTTTTCCAGAATTTCACCAGATGTGTGTAGTCCAAACTCCCATGCTCGGGAATGTTTGCGTCGTTGTAGGTGAGTGTTAGGAAACTGTTTTCGTCCCATAGTTGCGCCTCGTGTGTAATCCGCACTGCTGTTTGCCGGGCTTGTTCTTCCCTGCATAGCCGGCAGTACCCGCATGGTATGTCCATGGCGGAGTACGTTGTCGCTCCTTTGTGTGTGTTTGGGGCGTTGAATAGAAGAGGGCCGCCAGTGGCGGCCCTATATGCGCGAATGGGTTTCGCGCAAGGCATCAGAGTCTGATGCCGCCCCGCATTACGAATGCTGGGCTGTTGATTGCTTTGGTTCGGCCGCGCTTCCTGTTGAAGCTCTTGCCGTGTTTTCTGCCGCTGATTCTGCTTCGCTTCATAGTTTTCTCCAAAAGTAAAGGGGAGGTCGCCCTCCCCTTATACCCCCGTTTTGGGGGGTGGACCATCTTGCTGCTTGATTAAGATGGTCCTGATGACACCACTTGCTTGTGTCAGTTATTGCCTAAGTCACCTTCGTGGGTATCGCGCATTCGTGGGTTATAGCCTCCCGTAGGTCTTTGGCGTGCTTCTCCAGGCGTCCCAGCCGCTGCGTGTGCCGCTGTCTGTACAGGGCGATCGTCGGCGTGGGTTCGCGCCTCAGGTCCGCCAGGCGCTCCTCTGCGGCCTTCAGGAGGAATCTCAGCTCCCGCACCTTCTGCCCCTCCGGTTCGCCGAATACCTGGCCGAACGAGGCTGGCGCAGTCGGCGATGAGCTCGCGGTCTTGCTCGATGTGTCCGTCTGTCGTGACTTTCCCGATTCTCCAGACTTCGAAGTGGTGAGGCGCTTGCGCGATGTCACTGGGGCTCTCCTGTGTGTTGATTGTCCTGGCCACTGCGGCCAGGACTGCTTTGTCTTCTGGTCCCGCGAATGGCTGCATGTAGTAGTCCAGCAGCCTGTCCCGTATTGAGTAGATGTTCACTTCTTCTCGTCTTGTGTCGCCGGCGGTGTTGCCGGCGGTTTGAGCATATCAGCAATTTGTTGCGGTGGTAGTGCTAAGAGTTCGTTGAGCGGTATGTTGCGTAGTTGTTCCGGTAGGTCGGCGATGTGTTCTTTGATCGCTCGTCCGGCTTCTATGAAGCCTCGGAGGTCATCCGGGTATTGTGTGAAGTCCTCGTATAGGGGCTGCTTGTTGGTTCCGGGTGCACTGCCTGTGCGAAGGAACTGTCCGACGATGATGTTGATGTCGGTGTCTTTCGCGCCCGATTGGTCCGTGAGCGTTGGCTCGACGTTTTTGAATTGGGCGCGTTTGCGGTTTTCGTAGTAGTAGGTCATTTGCTGTACCTCAGTAGTTGTCTGATTTCCTGCATCATCTTGGTGTAGCGGCTTCCCCCTGCGAAGGGGTTTTCGAACCATGCCGCGTCTACTCTTTTCTCGGGTAGTCCGAGTTCCTTCGCTTCGTTCTCGAGCTGCTGTGCTCTGATCATTAGCGGTTGCAGCGCTTCCAGCTGCTTGTTATTGAGTCGTTTGGTGCGAAGGTCCTCTTCGTTGATGTCGTATTGCTGTTGGAGGTTTTGGAACTGCTTGGCGAGATTGGCTATCTCATGTTCGATCCGGGTGGTTTCCACGTTGATCTTGTTCGCGGTGCCCGGGAGCATGTTGGTATTTTCGGTGACGTTGCGTTCTTGCGCTTTGAGTAGCAGTGTTTGTTGTGCGAGGTTCTCCAGGTTTGCCCTCTGGGTCTGTATGGCAAGCGCGCTGCTTGCCGGGTTACGCGTTACGGGTTCTACCCGTGTTGTTGCGCCTGCTGCGGAGCTTGCGCCCCCCTGGCTGATGGCCAGCATGGGGTTTAGTCCTGCAGCTTGCAGGTCCCGTACTCGTCGCTGCATTTCGGTCCCGCTCATGCGTTCTTGAAACGCCATTTGTTCGCGGGCTATTTTCCTGTTGGTTTGGTTGGCACTGTGTTGGCTGATGGCGTCGATGGCCATTCCAGCCGGTGCCCAGATGTCACTAAGTTGGAAGCCCATGGTGTCCCCTTAGAAGTGGTCAATGAGTCCGGGTACGGCGTACGCCGGCATCATTCGGGCCACTTGGCTGTCATGCCTGATGTCCATGATGATTTGCGCGCTCCATTGCGCGCTTGGTGCGGCTGCGAGTGAGCGTGCGAGTGTTTCCTGTGTTTTGTCGGTGATGAACGCGGCATTGAGTGCCGGTTCTCCCGTGAATTCCTCTGCGTAGTGCCACCAGTCAAGCGGCTGTGGTGCGGTGCTGCGGAGTACGCCGGTGATTTCGTTGGGCGTGTAGCGATATTCCGCGTGTCTTTCCTGATAGCCCCATGTGGCGTTGGCTGGTGCGGATCCGGCTTGGTAGATTTCCTCGGTTGCTACGGCTTGCTCCCCGAGGTGTGAGAACACCGGGAAGTAGTAGTCTGGCCGTGTTTCGCGTCTCCAGTGTCTTCGCGTTCCTTGTTGGTATGTTGGTGTGGCTCGCACGGTTGCGAGTCCGATGATGTATCCGTGTTCTGTTGCTGCATAGGTGAAGCTGCGCTTCGAGCCTGATGCATGCATCTCTGCGCCCAGATTGCCAACAGGGCTTGCAGCGTCAGCAGGTTCTGCGTCGTACGCGGCTGTTTGGGCAATTGGGTTGACCGTGATGGGGATTTTTGACCCTCCTAGATATTCAGGTCTGCTAAGTCTGTAGTCGGGGGTTTGGACCCCGAAGTGGCTTAATGTCTGCTCGACGTAGCGGGACCCTCCCCTTGCGTCTCTTTCGAGGAATTTTTGGGTCTGGAAGGCCAGACGTATGTTGTTGATGGTTGCCGCTGTTGCGGTGCTGAGGTCGGCATATAGGTTAGGAGGTTGCGTTGCGATGTCTGGTCCGGCGATGACTACACCGCCGGTGCTGTCGAACTGTCGGATGTTTCCTGCGGTGGTGCTATTCACGGACAGTGATACGGCGGTGCCCGCCGTTGTGAATACGGGTGCCGTTGATCCTAGTGGTATTTGTACCGCGGTTCCTTTTTGCGCGAACGGAAGTGAGGCGGTGAAGTAGTCGTGGCGTTTGTTGACGCGTAGACATTCTTGGTTCCAAGGCACGCCGCCTTGGGTGATGGTGTCGCTGGCTGGCCCGGTCCACGGGTCCGCGACCACCCATTCGGTTTGTAGGTTCTGATCTCTGAACCATTCATTGAATATTTTGAAGTAGGCCAGTATTGGATAGGCCGTTACGTCCAGGGGGGTTGGTGCGTACACCATGGGGAGGAGTCCGAAGTGATCGAAGACTCCCCCCAGGATGACCTCATTGGCTACGCCAGTGTTTACAGGTCTGATTTTTGGCACCGTGATGTTTGTGTTGGTGCCTGTTATGAATTCTTCCCATTCTTCGTCCGTGATTCTGTTCGGTACGAAGAAGTAGAACGTTTCGAGATCGATATCATCGATCGCGGGGGCTATTGGCGTCGCTAGGCGCGCCATGATGCTTTCCTTGTGCTGCCAGGTGTCTCCTGGCAGCACTTCTTCGCACATGATCGGAACTAATTCCGATGCATTGAATGCCTGTTTTCGTGTTTGTACCATTTTGAATTTTGATCGCGGGATGTCCGCTCTGGGGACGATCGCGAAGTTGTGTTGCTGGGCGGTTTTGTTTCTATACACGTTAGTGTTCCTTTTAATTAAGACTCATGAGCGACTTTGCTCATGAGTTACCAAGCGAAGCGCGGTCAGTCTTAAATTGTTTTCCCTTTTTGTTGTGCGTGCGCGTGTGCATTTTGCGCGCGTGCGTGCATTTCTTTTGGTGTCTTTTTTTCTGTTTCTCTTTCTCTTTTCTCCTTTATCATTTCGAGCGCTAGCTCGCTTTTTTCGCCCAGCCATTTGTCGTATGCCTTAGGCGGTTTTTGGGTTTTACCCTCTATCACGACTTGATCGTGGGCACTGATGTAATGCCTGTTGGTGTTCCACCAGTCTCTCGCGATGTTTCTGCTCATGAACGAGCGTGGTTGTTGGAGAGCGATGAGCTCTCCTGTTTCTTCGTCCACTCGGACGTATTTCTGTTTGCTGCGCAGCTTTTTGGTGATGTAGCTTGCGGTGTATCTCGCGGTAGCGAAGTTGAGTGCTCCTACACTCACTTGTCCTAGTCCCCATATCTTTTCGAGGAAGGGGGATGTCCATAGGGGGCTTGGTGTTTGTCGGATGAATATCCGGTCTTTTGTGAAGGCTTCTCCGAAGATGCACGCATGGTAATGCGGTCGCATCGTTTTATCGCCGTATTCGCCCACCGCGTAGTAGCGCGGTGATTTTTCTCCTTTGCGCCTGTTGTGCGCTCTGAGTCTGTCCCAGAACATTTTGAGATGTTCGTAGTGTAGGCTGTTGTGGGTTGGTAAGTGTGTGTCTGCGTAGGTGAGGGTTAGGAATGAATTTTCTTCCCACTGTTGAGCCTCATGTGTGATTCGCACGGCCCATTGCCGTGCTTGTTCTTGTCTGCATAGGATGCAGCTGCCGCAAGGCAGTTGAATTGGTGTGTATGCTCTCCCGTCTTTCGGGTAGTTGAATTGAAGAGGCCCGCCGGCGGCGGGCCTGTATGCGGGGATTGGGTCCGCGCATGGCATCAGAGTCTGATGCCGCCTCTCATGATGCTTTTGGGCGAGTTGATCGCCCGGGTGTTTCTCCTGGCGCGGCTGAATTTCTTGCCGTGCCTGCGTGCGCTGATGTTGCGTCTCGCCATGATTTTTGTGCTCCTGTCAAGGGTTGGGGGGGAGTATTTGCTCCCCCCCTTTATAGCTGACTTGGTCAGCTTGGACCATCGCTTACTTGATTAAGATGGTCCTGAAGAGACTATCTGTCTAGGTAGTCTCTGTCGTGATCAGCCTTTTAGGCTGTTCATGTACTCCTTCAGGTCGCGGATGTGTTTCATGAGCCTGAGAGAACGCTGCAGGTGCCTTGTCCTCAACAGGGCGATTTTGGGCGTCGGTGTGTTGAAGTGAAGCTGGAAGCGGTCCTGTGCGTCCTGGAGGAGTTTC